TTTTTCATTATTTGTATCAAATATTGGGAAAAATGTATGTACTTCAAAATTATAAATTGATGAAATTAATTCTTTAGATGTACCATAATTATATTCTCTAGCTATAGGATTAGTTATATCACCAATAAAATTAAATACTGCATTTATAGGAATACGTTTGTAATCAAATGAAAAATATTTATACATCCATAATCCTTCCATGTATACTTGCCATGCTTTAAATACATCTATTTCATTATTAGTTATTATATTTAATTCAAATGTTAATTTAACAGGAACACTTTTAACTTGAGAAGCGACTTGAATTAATTCATCATCCATTTCTTTATTTACATTTAACCAAATATTTGGATTTGTAAATTCATCTGGTTTAATAGCCCAACTTTCTAATTTAACTACGCCTCTTGGAATCGAATCAGTATTCATATTAACACGTTTATCAGGCACATCATCAAAAAATGCATCCATAATATATCTATTATCACCAGTTAATGAACAATGTATAGGTAATTCAACTAAATATTGGCCTTGTTCTTCTGATTCATTTGTCCAAGAAAAACGATTTCTTAAAAAACCTAAAAATCCCGAAATTGCACATCTCAAAAAAACGTCATTATAATTCATTTTTACTAAATGTTCTGGTTGATTTGACATAATATTTAAATTTATTTTATTATTTATATATGTATTTTTTAACTATATACATATGTGACTCAAAAACTTTCAGTTAGAAATTAAACTTTTTTAAAAAAGTGTATATAATAGAAATTTATTTTTTAAAAAATTAAACTTAATTAAATACGTGTTATAAAAATGACATGGGAAATATTGATTTAAAAAAAGATGCACCAATTGTTAAAAAACTATATTGGGCACGTTATAGACCAAAAAATGTAGAAGGAATGATTTTACTTCCAAGAATACATAAAGAGTTATTTGATGAAGATAATAATTTAGTATTAAGTGGAAATTATTTATTTGCTGGTACATCAGGAATTGGTAAAACAACATTAGCAAAAATTATTACGCCAGCTGGAGCGTTAATTGTTAATGCATCATATAATTCATCGGTTGAAGATTTAAAAGAGGTTGTGAATGAATACTGTGCAACTGGAGACATTTTTGGTGATTCTTCTATTGATGGTATTAAAGTAGTTTATTTAGATGAGTTTGATGGAACGTCTCAAAAATATCAAGAAGCATTACGTGGTTTTATTGAAGAAAATGAAAATAGAGTTAGATTTATTGCTACATGTAATAATTTAAATAAAATATCTTCTGCAATGTTATCTAGATTTAACGTTATTAAGTTTGATCCTGAAAACGAAAAAGAAGCAAATTATTTAAGACAAGAATATTTTGAAAGATGTACATTGATTAAAGAAAAAAATAATTTAAATATTTCTGACGAACAAATAAAATCTTTAATTAATATTAATTTTCCTGATTTAAGAAGTGTATTTAATACTTTACAACGAGTAGAAAAAACTGGCGGATATTCTAAAGAAATTAATTCAAGTATTAATGTTGATTTTTATAATATCATATTTTCAAAAATAGATACAGAAAAATCATATGCTTGGGTAATAGAAAATTTTGGAGATAACGTTGAATCTATTATTAAATTATGTGGAAGACCATTGTCAGAATATATAATAAGTGATAAAAATACATATATAAATAGAATTCCAAAAATAATGAAAATTACTGCAAACTATTCTTCATTATTATCTAATTGTGTTGATCCTGTTGTTTTGGCTTTATCATGTATTTTTGAAATTCAAGAAGTAATAAACAATTAATTATAAATATGAATGACGCATGGAAAGAAATGATTCAAACGAACATATATGAATACATTTCAAAAATAGATTATAATAGTTCTGATTTTTCATTAGCAGGTTTTAAAAGCGATTTAAAAAAAATAATTGGAATGGAACCAGCAGTTAAAATCAAATGGAATGTATCTGAAAAAATAAATGAATTAAAAAAAGCTGCGGGTGCTGAAGATTATAAAACGATAATAGAAAAAGCAGAACAAATAGAAATATTTTTTACAGAAATAAATGATAATGATAAACAAATTCCAATCAGTTTAAAATTTTTATTATAAACCAGTCTAATGACTGGTTTTTTTATTTAAACATATTACTAAATAATTGATATAAAATTCATGGAATATTTAATTTTTGATGGTAATTATATCTTAATGAAAAGTGTATTCACTTTACATAAACTTAATCGTTTATATGGTGATTTATGGACTGTTTTAGATAATAATATAGAAAAATATACTGCGTTAAATACGTGGGAAAAAATAATAATTGTATCTGATTCACGAAAAAAATCATGGCGTATACAAGAATCAGAGGCATATAAAGCACATCGTGTAAGACAAGAAGATATTGATTGGGAATTTGTTTTTAAAACATATATCGATTGGAAGAAAAGTATGGAAGAAAAACATATTGTTCTTGAATTAGATCATATAGAAGGTGATGATTGGATTACTTCTACAGTTTTATTAGCTAATAAAAAAAATAAATCATGTACAATAATATCTTCGGATCAAGATTTATATCAATTATTAAATTATAAATTAAAAGGTAATAAGTCTTGGATGAATATCCAAATTAATGATATTTTAGGAAGTGAAAAAGTTATAATACCAGAAGGATGGGAATTATGGTTAAAAGAATTTTCTGATAATAATAACAACGATGTTTTTAATTTAAGTAATAGTTTAAAACATATTGATTTTTTCAATTATGTAACTCGTAATTGGAATTATGAAGAAGTTAATTGCTATCAACAATTATTTCAAAAAATAGTTCAAGGCGATAAATCAGATAATATTTCTTCAATATATCAAAAAATAACTAAAACAGGAAAAATACAAAATATAGGAAAAGCTGGAGCAAATAAAATCTGGAATTTCTATAAAGATAATTATGATATACATTATAAAATAGATGAACAATTTGTTGATGATGTATTAGTTTCTCTTGAAAGAGTTAATGATTTAGATTTAACTGATGCTTCTAAAAATAATATAAGAAATAATATTAAATTAAATATTAAATTGATACAATTGCATTATATTAATTATCCTGATTGGGTTTTAGAAAAAATAGTAGAACAATTAAATGAAAAAATTTAATCATTCTGGAGAAATTAATTTAACAAAAGAATGGAAACAGGAAAAAACTATATTAACTTATGATATAGTTTCTGCTCCTGGTTTTTCTAATGCGAATATAAATGTTGGTAAAACTTTTAATATTCAACTTGATAAACAGATATTTGACACTGTTTGTTTAGAAACTAAATATTTTGAAAATAATAATACTGAAAAAGAATATATTGTCAATGATCAAATATATTTAGTATATAAAGACAGTGATGATACATATGCATCAGTATTTGATAATTATCAATTTATTATAAATGTATTATATAATGCAGAATATACAAGATGGATAATTTATGATCCAGTAATGTGTAGATATAAAATAGTAGCAAGAAAAATTTAAATATGGAAGAATCAGTACTTACTGAATATGTGCGTTCAGATTTAAATCAATTAGGATATACAACATATGGCGAAGTTTGTGTAAAGGGTGGAGGAAGTAAAAGATGTGATATGTATGCTCGTGTAGAAGATAAAAATTCAGACAAATATGGACAAACAATTGTATTTGAAGCAAAATTATCTTTTAATTTTAAAGTATTAGAACAAGCATATTTTTGGAAAAATAGAGCACATGAATGTTATATAATTGTTCCTGCAACACATAAAAATATAAGTTCTAGAAGATTTGCTAGAGAAGTATGTAGATTATTAGGAATAGGTGTAATGGAAGTTAATATGAATTCAGATAAATATTCTGTAACAGTTAAACCAGAAAGATGTTTAAAACCAAAAGTGCCAACACTATACGAAGAACAAAAACTAACTATAGCGTCAAACGCACAAAATACATACGTTACACCATTTAAAATAACTGTTAAAAATATTGAAGATTATATGCAAAATAGAAATCAAGATTATTTAACAAATATGATTAGAAATATCAAGCACCACTACAAAGGAGATATTTCTGCAGTTAGAGCAATAAGATTTTTAATAGAAAAACAAGTAATAAAAGATTATTATATTTTAAAACAAAATAACAAACTTATAATAAAAAAACATGGATTTTAAAACAATAACAACATACATGTTTCAAAATAAAAGAAATTGGAACGAATTAACAAATGAAGATAAAGAAACATTCTTTTTTATTTTCAATAGATATATGGCAAAAAAATATCCAAAGCAAAGTCAATTTTTTAATGATAAAAATATTGATAAAGCAACATCAATGGATATATGGTTTGAATTTTTAAAAAAAGAAACACGTATACCATTTTGGTATTGGAAAGGAGCAACAAAAAGAAAGGAACCAGATCTTAAAAATTGGCAACTTTTAAGAGATTTTTATCAATTGGAAATTAAAGATATTAACACAATATATGAAATGTTTCCAGAAGATACTAAAGAAGAAATTAAAAGATTAGAATTAATTAGAAAGGAAGAAGAAAAATGAGTGAAATAACAGATTTTTGGAAAAACAAAAGTTTCTTTTTAAATAAAGAAGCATTAATAGTTGGTGCTAGAGAACACTATACTGAAGATTTCATTGCAAATTTTGCTAAATGGAAAAATAATCTTAACGAGTTAAATAGAACAATGAAAGAATATTTAATTAGTGTAGATTTTGAAATTGAATATTGGTATGATTTAAAATATGATGATTTTTGTAAAAAAATTAATGATAATATTGAACAATGGATAAAATCAAATAACGACATTGAATCAAAAGATATGGAAATAATTGTACAATATATTATTGACGATCATATAGATAATATATTATTAAGTATGAATGAGAAAAAATACTCTTTATCATCATTATTACAATCTATAAAAATAGTTAAATTCTAAAATGTCATTAACAAAAGAAGCATTAAAAATACAATTAGAAAAAGATATTAAAGATATTGAAAAAAAACTTTATGAAGCATTAAACGATGAAGATAAAGGAATATATAAAGTTCAATATGAATTAGATAAAATATTATCTAAAAATATACCTACTAAAAGTTTTAATGCAGAAAAATACAAAAAAAAAATATGGAAATTAGTATCAGAACAATGGTCTAAATCATTATCTGAACAAGTAATTGATATTTTGTCAAAAGAGTTTTCAGATATATTTTCTAAACGTATATCAGAATATATTGATAATAACAATAATAACAATAATAATTCAAATACACTTGACAATTTACAAGAACAAATAAATAATATTCAACTAATACCTGGACCTGCAGGTAATTCTGGATCATCTGGCGGACAAGGTCCAAAAGGAGATAAAGGCGCAAAAGGAGATCAAGGTGAACAAGGTCCAAAAGGTAATAGAGGATTAACTGGTGAACAAGGACCAGCAGGTCCATCTGGTTCAACACAAAATGATAATACTGCAACATATACTATTGAATTAGTAGATGTTTTATCGGTTGTATTTTATGCTCCACAAGATTTAAAAATTACTTCAACAACAAATATTTTAAATTCCCCTACAATCACTATATTAGATGATGGTGTAGCATATACTTTAGGTAATACAATATTAATTGGTTCAGCTATAACAGTAACAGCAGATATAGCTGGCGTTACAAATTTAGATATAGAATTTGCATAAAAAGATATATAAAACGTAATGTCAAATAATAGAGATTTATATATAAAAGCAACATCGTCATCATCTTGGACTCGTCCTTCTGATTGGTTAGATATTGATAGTTTAGTAACTGTAGGTCAACATAAAGGAGCATTTTTATTAGCTGTATTTCCAGATAAACCATCAACTTGGATGTTAAGTTTAGGTCAAGCATTTACAGTTAAAGTAGATGGCGTTGCTACAAATTATCTAAGTGGTGCTCAAGCAACTAGTACAATTTACTATGCAAGTTGTAATCCAGCAACAACAACGAGTGAAGGTTTTAGACAAGTAGTAATTGAGATTTATCCACAAGTTTCACCAGCAACTTCTGGATTTAGTGTCACAGGTCCAAGAACTGGATTACCATCACAATATCCACTTAACTACATTGACGTTAGATTATCATTTCCAAATATAGCTAATATGTTTATGAATAATGGCTTAAGAATGATGGAGCTTAGAAGATGGACTTGGTTAGGTTCTGTACCTGCAATTTCACGAGCTCTTGCGTTTAATTCATCTTTTCTTGAAGAGGTTAATGAAGACTTCTCAACGGCTAACAATATTGGGTATTTCAGCTACTCTAAGATGCCAAAAGTTATTGGTAACGTCACTAACAATGTTGTAACATCTATGAATAACTTCATTACTGCAGGTTATGGAAATGAAGAAATTGGAGATATTTCGTCAACAAGTGCCACATCAGCGAATGTTTTAATCAATGGCTCTTATACTACACGTA